ACCTTTAAGCAACTGTAGCTTAAACTGGTCACTCAGGGCTGTTGTAATAGTTCCCATATTATAATTCCTTGTCTTCCTCTGCCTCCTCGGGCAGATCATTTGTTTCAGTTTCGACCTCTAGGTCTGGGTCATAGTTTAGTTCAGCAATAGCCATAAGGTCTTGTATGACCTCTGGATGATCACTGACGTTAATGTCTGCACCGTTAAGGTTACGAAGGAACCCTGCAATCTCACGTAGATCATGCGGAGCAACATCACCAGCCTTGATACAGGGCATCAGGTCATAGTTAAGTCCATTAAGCTGCCATAGGCGTTCCACCAGTTGCTTGTTAAGTACATCTACAATAGCTTGGATGTAGCTTTCTAAGGCACGTAGAAACAGGTCAGTCTTACTTTTAGATAAGGCGTATGATCCATTGTTACCCCCACCGAGCATAAGAAACTCAGAAAGTACACTACGGGCAATGTCATGTTGGTAACGTCTTACAATAGGGTCAATATCTAAATTACGAGTTCCTGAACTGGACATTAACTCTACGTCTACTAGACGTACATTAGTAGGACTACCATCCTTATCAGGGTAGGTATCACTAGGGGTGATTATGTAGCCTTGTTCGTTGAACTTTACATCACGTAAGATTTGCTCAAGATTGGCAACAAAACCAGATTGTGCTGCTGTAGCATCTCCTGAAAGGTACTCAGAAGGAATACGAGCTACAGGGATACCTGCTAACTCTCGTTCTACTGCTATGGCTTCTATAGACTGTAGGTTGTTTAAATATTGGTACGATGTGTAAGCATTGCGTAGGATACTACGACCACTGGGATCACCGTTAATAGAAGTAGTTCTATAATAGAGGCTTTTGTTAGCTGGGATGTAGTGTTGAGAAAGTGCATAACCTGTATCCTGATAAAGCCCTAGTACTTCGCCTGTCTTGGTGTCTACATCAAACCTAGAGACTGTCCAAGGCGCACGACAAACAATTTTACGGACACCCATGCGCCCGTCAGTATACTTACTATACTTTTTATACGACTGCTTAGTAGGCCCAACACGGCGCTTATAGACAACCTCAAACCAAGCAAAGCCATACGACAAGCTTGATAACGCTTCCGCAACATGGTCATCAAGCGAATGTTCCATGTCATCAAAGACACTTTCCACAAATAGAGCTTCATTCTTAGCTTCTTCAGTATCATTAGCTGGTTCAACCTTGAGTTTGACGTCTCTAAGTACTTGTTCAGCAGCATACATAACTGCGCCAATAGTACTGTCATTATCTCTCATTTCCCTATATTTACGGATAGCAGCCTTGCCACGTAACTCAGGAATAAATTCGTCCGAACGAATCTGTCCATTTCGGACATTCTGTCCACTAACCCCTAATGTTTGGGTCGCTTTAGTTTTACTCAATCTTCTGGGCATTATAGGAGTCCCTTAGCACTAGAATATGCTAGTTTAAGTTGTGGCTTTGCGTACCCATTAAGACTAAGGTCGGTGATGGCCCATACACAGGCATCTAATCTATCTGGCGACCCGATAGACCCAAGAGGTTCCCATTGAACCATCTGATCCTCCAAGTCGTTAAGCCCTCTGACGTGTTTAACTCTGCCTTGCTCGTATAGTGCAGATACAGGTTCAGCCCTAGCCATCTTGCCTCTGCTCGCATGAACGAGGCGTATAGGTAGAGCTTCATCTTCTGTGTGTAATGTGTGTCTTACCATGTCGCCGCCCTGATTCTTCTCGGCAACAATCCTATCAGCCATATGCTCTCTGTATAACTCAACAGCCTTAGCTGCCCAAGCTTGAGGACTATAGTTTCCTGTATGATCCTCTAAGACATAAGCTGTACCGTTTACATCAACACCAGCTACTATGATACCAGTCATATCAGAGTCAGTGTTATTACTAATAGCAGGGTCTATGGCTACAACAATTCGGTTAAGTTGGGGGACGTCATCTTTGTCTACTTCACACTCAGCTAGTAACTTACGATTCCACAGGGCGCCAGAGGCTTCATCTAGTATCTCTGCGTATAACTCTTGCCTACCTAATCTAGTACCCTCGTAGGTCTTCTTTACTGCTGTAAGGAAAGTATCAGCAAGATTAGCACTATTATCAAAAGTTGATCCAGTCGAGACATGAGTCTTCTCGTCATCTAGGATACTTCGTAATAACTTGGTAGTCTTAGGTGTAGTAGTAACAAAAACTATGGGTCGTTTACCTAAACGTAACCCAAACTGCATCATGTCCCATGTGTCTTGTGCATTTCTCCAAGCACATAACTCGTCACACCATGCACTGTAAGCCTGTGGACCCCTGAGTCTTTCTGGGTCTTCTGCTGAGAAAAAGACAGCCTTGGCACCATTAGCCCAAGTCATGCTGTTATTAGTAGGAGACCACACAGGATAACCCATGTCAGCCTTACGATAGGTCTTGTCGCTCTTGTGGCAAACATTCAGAAGACCTGAGTCTCCTTCGACCATAACTCTACGGACGTCTCCTTTAGTGGGGGCAACACAATGAACGATCCTATCGCCCATCTTGATTCTATGCCTTACCCACTCAGCTCCTGCTCTTGTTTTACCCCAACCTCGTCCTGCTAAAGCTACCCAAGTATTCCACTTACCCTCGGGCTCTAGTTGATCTGTTCTAGCCCAAAAGCTCCAGTCGTATTGTAGCTCTTGTGCTTGTTCAGGTGTTAGCTGCTTAAGTGCCTCTTGTACCTTACCATCAGATAAAGCTCTTAGAGATTCTGCTGTAAGCTTACGCTGCGTCTTCTGTGTCAGGGTTTGCATCTGTATCCTTGCCCAACAAAGTCATGAGGGCATCAATAGCACTTGAGTCTTGGTCAGGGTCAGTATACTCGTCGGGGTCATTAACTGTGCTCTGAGGGCTCCAACCACCCTTACTACGCAAGAATAACTCCTGTGAAGCAAAGTGTCCTTCCATAGCTTGCTGTACGACTACATTACCAACCTTAGAGACAATCTCTGCTCTAGCTTCAGCTATGTCATTACCGTACAGCTTATAGAATGTACCATGAGAGCCGGGGGCATTCTGATACTTCTTAGCTACAGTAGCCATAATATCCTTAATGCTCACACCATCTTGAACCGCTTGCCGAACATACTTGGCAATAGGCACACTATAGGGGAGTACTTGATTCTTAGGGTATGTCATTTTGTAGTAGCTTTAGCACCAAGGTTCAAGTCTACAACAGCATCTTTCCTAGTTGTACCCAAGTTGGCAACAGCATCTTGTTTGTCAGACATTACGTCAGTTCCTTATGTTTAGCATAAGTTATAATGGGGAGGGCAAGGTCAGATACTCTGCGTCTCACTCATGAATATATTCGGGGAGGTGTGAGCATGACGCTTGCCGTGCTATACCACATAGGTATTCTTTTGTATATGTCAACCCCTAAAGTATAACTTTTTTGTATCTTTCGTATAAGACGTTGATTTAACACAAAAGAAAGTTTAGAGTGCGGGGGGCTTATATCGTCTATTTAAGGAAGAGGGCAACAAAAAAACATAAGTAGTCTTTAATTGGGCAACAGAATAATCATAAAAACTACAATAGTTACTACTACTAATGGTATGTCAGGTGTCAAGGTTCAAGTTCTTCTACAAAGACTTCTTCATTAGTTATAAACTCTAAGAGATCTATAAGGCAATCCTCTTTAGTTTTATTTATATAGTAATACTTACGACCCTTATATTTGACAACACAATAAACACTAAAGTCTATTATCCTTTTGTTGTCATGATGTACTATTTCTCTAAAGTCTACTAGCATTGCTTAAGTGCCCTTAAGTTTTCATCATTAGGGTTATTATTATAGTTGGCTCTTAAGAGTGCTTAAGTTCCCTAACATATGTATAACGTATGTTCCACTTAATTATTTAACTATTATGATTAAAACTAAAGTTATTGGTCTTATGTTTAACATACGTATAACATATGTTATGTCCTGTCCTGTCTTTGACATATAGGAACTAATTTTTATTTGTCAAGGGGTAGACTCTGAGAAAAGTGTATTGGTGTGACACTTTGGCACACTCTTTGTTATGCTAAGGTATTTTTTTATGTTGTAGATAGGGGTGGAGTCGCACGGAGCGAGAACCTTGGGTTGTATTCCCAAGGGTCCCACTAACCTATAAGTTGATACCCCATGAAGAGAGTAACCAAGCGAGGTCTTCAACCCATACGTGAGCAACTAGAACGATACCTAGTATAAGGGCAAGACGCCCTAAGGTTGTAATCAGTAACTCTTCCTGACGTTGTGTAAGTTTCATTTTACTATCCTATAAGTAGAGGGAACCGACCGAAGCCAGTTCCCGTTGAAGTTGTATTACTTGGCGGCTGCCTTCTTTTTCTGAGCAAAGCCCAGACCAACTTTTCCGAGTACTTTTGCTTTGTTGGCGTCCTGATACCCCTTCAGCTTTTTGACTATTGTCAAGGCCTCTTCGTCGAGGTTTTTATTGAGGTATTCAGCAAATGCGGCTCGAGTTTTGGGACCATGCTCTGACCCGCCGTTGGTAAACTCACGGCTAAAGGTGTGCCATACGTGCGCCACAAGATCTTGCGCCTGCTCTGGCTCTTCAAACCAAGCCACAGTTAACTCCAGAGCGTCACGGGCTACTGGAAAGATTGCATCACGCAAGCTGTCTTGTATGTGGTCAGTGAATACCTCAAGCTTACCAGCTTCGTCGGCTGCTTCAATCTTAGCGTTTACTGTGGCGGCAGTGATTACGTTAGTCATGATAAAAGATCCTTTCAAGATCTGAGATATGGGGCGGCGAATCTCCCCGTTTGCCGTACATACAATATGCACAGATAATGACATAGGAGTCAAGCAAATAATTGCAGTAATAGTGAAAATAATACAAATCGCCAGAGACGGTAGCAGAGCCGGGCTAATACAACCTATGGGCGATACAACCTAAAGCTGTTTTAGAATCGTTCTAATCTACCTTAAGCTGATCACCTTAAAGGAGAGCGAGTAAAATAAAATTCGCTCAACCTAAAGGCGAGTGGCTCTGAGTCTGACTCTGAGTAATACTCTGACCCCCTACATGGTAAAGAGAGGAAACCCTACCATGGGAAATAGCCCCCACCGTGGGAAATGGTCTGACCCCTACCATGGGAAATAGTCTGACCTCGCTTCGCTCATGGGGTCTGAGTCATACTAAGAGTAATACTATGACCCCCACCGTGGGAAATGATCTGAGTCTTACTCTTGCTCCGCAAGCGGCTCTGAGTCATACTAAGAGTAATACTATGACCCCTACCATGGGAATTGGTTTTGCTCCGCAAGCGGCTCTGAGTATTACTAATAGTCTTACCCTGACCCCTACCGTGGGAAATAGTCTGAGTAATCATATGATTAAGAGCCGTAGTTCATCCGTTTACTCAGGAAAATACTAAGACTCGGACTAAGAGTTTCCCCCCATCTGGACCTAATACTTTTGTTGCCCATAAGTCCAGTTCCCGCCAGTTCTCACAAAATCTCAGAGGTTAAACCCCGGTCAACAAAAGATATTCTCTCAGAGCACATTCCTGGACTTAACTATTAGCAGACCTCATAGAATAAATCTCCGCTTGACTTCTGAGCCTATTTCTGGTATGTTGATCTTGGGTCAGAATGTCTCTGGCCTGCTCACTCTGAGCTTTTCCTAATAGGAGCACTAATATGACACGGGAACAAAAAAATAATGACGATCTGGTCAGAGCTTTCACATGCCCAAAAGGCGGAAGGCATACATATATTGGCCTTAAGACCAGAGAGCAGGTTCATGCTCTGGCAGTTGCTAATGTTGGCGTAGCCGCTTACTGGTATCAAGCCAAGTAATACCTTAACCTTAACAGTAGAACCCATAGGAGAGCTACTATGATTACTAGAGAACTTGCTGATGAATACATGCCAGAACGGTGTGTAAGATCTTGGGGACTGGCACTTGCTCAGTTTCCTAGATATGACTTAGGCGATCACCCCGACCCTCTGGGGCTTGCTCGTAGGGTAAGAAACCACTTCTATTCCAGAGTAAATCAAATAGCTCAGGAAGAGGTAGACACTTATTACCACGCCGTAAGAAGAGCTAGAGTAAGAGTTAATAACGATTACCTGAACGAGACTATCACCGAAAAACAGTGTGATACTCTATTATATATGCTCAGGAATACCTATTCGGAATATCGGTCCTTAGTTAGTGATCAGATAGAACTTATAGTCGAGACTATGTTGCCAAACCATGATCCCAAGTCTGCGGGTTTTCTGGTTCTCTGGTTAGACCAGAAGGGCAGAGATCGTGGCAGAGACGGACGCATTACCCTGCGTTCTGGCAAAGGTCTCAGAAAGATGTTCCCGTGTCTTACTGATAAAGAAATCGAGACCCTCAATGATGAGTATCGCCATGAGTTCTCGGTCAAGGAATTGACTATTCACTCCGGTCAGACTAGAGCAGACTTTGCTCGTGCCAAGCACGGACCAATAGGGAAACTGGAAAATCCAGATACTAGCTCTGGTCGTAAGTTCCTCGGTAATAGTTGTATGAGATATGACTTTATCGACACTCGTAGATTGCGTATGCAGCCTACTGAAGCCTATGCCTCTGGGGATTTTACTGTCTACTGGACAGAGGATAACTCAGGCAAGATATGCAGCAATGTTATTGTGTATGATAGACAGAAAGATAATCAGATAGCCGCACCAATATACGGCGTCTGTGAAAAGTCTATTGATGTTTTACAAGCGTTGTTGTCTGAGAAAGGTGTTGAGCTTTACACTCACTTCAATGGCAAGCGTTGGACTGGTGCTCGGCTATTACGTTTTGATCATGATGACGGCGAATACATCGGCCCATACCTTGATGTGCAGCCTCAGTCTCTTAGTGAGACCAGCTGTGGCAAATACTTAGTTGTAGACCCTAATGGTTCTATTAGTGGCACTACCTATCAAGGTATCTTATACGGTGACGGGCAGAGATGCTCTGGCTGCAGTGATAGTATTCGTCGGGGTGACGAGTATTACTATAATGACGAGACCTATTGCTCTGATTGTTACCATAACCGTATCCGGCAGTGTAGCTATTGCGGAGATGACACAGAGATAGAGGACTGCACTACGGTACAGACTGAAAACTCTGATTACGAAGATTACTGCGAGCACTGCACTAACCAACATACCATTGTTACTAGTAGCGGCGAGACTTGGTTAGAGGAGGACACTAGGGTAACTGCAAATGGTGATACTATTAGTGTCGATGAATATGACGCCTCTTACTTTACCTCTGATTGGGACGGAGAAATTTACCCAGACCACAATCAGGCAGCGTTAGAGAACGGTGACTCTGTATCCGTAACAGAGGCAGCAAACCACCCAGACTATTACCTTTGTGACGACACTGGACTATGGAAAGAAAAACCCGATGACAACTCAGATGACTACAACCCGTCAACCCCTATTACTGAAAGCTAGGTGGAGAATGCATAATCTTATCGAGATGTTGGCCTATTGCCGACCACAGCACTCAGAGACTCAGAGAGAGTTTTGTGAGAAATACCTCAGACCAGTATTCGGTCAACCCGACAATGAAGGTAACTATATCCTAGTCGTAGGACATGCTCCGACCGTTTGCTTTGCCAGTCATCATGACACTGTTCACAAGACAGACGGCATGCAGGAAGTCTTAGTCAAGGGCGACAATGCCTCTCTGCCGCCTCTCTCAAATAGCTCCTGTCTAGGCGCAGACTGTACCACTGGCATATGGTTACAGCTAGAGATGATCAGAGCAGGTGTCGAGGGCGTCTATGTTGTCCACGCCTCAGAAGAGATAGGGTGCTTAGGTTCCCGATACATTGTCGGACGCAACCCCAGATGGCTGCAAAGACTAAATGCCGTAATATCGTTCGACCGTAAGGGCACAGAAAGCGTTATTACTCACCAGATGGGATTGCGTACTGCGTCCGATGACTTTGCTGTATCCTTAGCAAAAGTCTTAGACCTACCTCTGCGCCCAGACGATACCGGCTCTTACACAGACAGCAACGAGTACGCCTCAGACGTATCAGAGTGCACAAACCTATCTGTGGGCTATTACAGCCAGCACACTAAGAACGAGCATCAAGACCTGTACTATCTCAAGCAGCTCAGAGATGCCCTCATAGCCGCAGACTGGTCGCAGTTAGTGATAGCCCGTGACCCTTCTGTCTCAGAATACAAGTACGAACGTGGCGGCTGGGACAGCGACTGGACTCGTGTTAATAGGCAATACAATACCTCTGCCTTTTTCGACGATATGTATCCTGTTCAGATAGGTAGCTCAGAACGTGATGAACGTGACGACCTCACAGACCTGCTCCGAGAATACCCTGCCCAGATAGCAGACTGGCTAGATGCTAATAACATCACCTATGCCGACCTTATACAAGAGCTAGACCTTGTAGACCCTAAGATGCGGCGTGTTACCTACTGGTAATACCTTAGTATCATAACAGACCTCATAGGGTCCGCTCAGAATTGACACTCTGGGCGGGCCTTTCTGGGTGAAAGAGAACGCCCACAGAGGCCGTGGGAGGCCACTTAGAGGCTCAAGTTGTCAAATGGCAGGTGACTATAGCCAAAACAAGAGATGGCCCTGTACGGGCCGCATATGCAGCTAATCGCCCAGATCGGGCTAACTATGAGGTACACTATGAGCAAAGCAGACATAGACACAAGCTGGCTAGAACACTTAGCCACAGTAATAGCTCGGGAACAGACCGAGAAGGACTTTGACGAGGAAGTTAATCAACTAATAGCTGACATTATTTGGTCGTACCCTGTCCCAAATCTCGTGCAGTCTACTATTAGTAATTGTTTTACATCATATTCAGACCTTGGAAAGAGAGGAAACTAAGATGAAGATACGCATACACGTTAACCAACACATAATCAGAGCTAACGCCAAGACTGGTAGGGATGATCCAACTCTGACCGCTAAGACCTATAAACATAATTACAAAGTACATGAGGTAGACTTGCAGGTTATCTCAGAAGTAAAGTATGAGCCAAACCACCCGCTACCATGCGGAGCAAAGGTCTGGGTCGAGGCAGAGGCACAAAAACTATTATTAACAAGTATCCAAGGAAGGGAGATTCTCCGTGTATTATAATTACCGCATAACATTCTATGATCAATATGGATACTTGATCTGTTACAAATCTTTTCGTGGCAAGTCAGAAGCTGAGTCAGAGTTAGCCAGAGCAAAGAAAGCAGGACTATCGGTCAGATTAACGTCTATTAACAGGACTATTAATCAGACTATTGCCTATTAAATACTCATACAATTACTAATACTAAGGCTCTGAGTAATACTCAGGGTCTTTTTCTTTGTCTTATTAATAATAACACTATGAGTCATACTAAGACCAGGACTAATACTATCACTCTGACTAAGATTAATACTAAGAGTCATACTAATACTCCGAGTCATACTAATACTCTTAGGCCGGGCATTACTAATAACCCTACAATGGAAAGCCCTCCGTGGGAATTTGGCCCCTACGTGGGAATTTAGTGTGACATATTTGCCACCCCTACGTGGGAATTTGTACCCTCCGTGGGAATTTGCTTGCACCCTGCGTGGGAATTTGATCTAGTGCTGGCAGTGAAGGAGAAAAAACATGAGTGAAGAACTAAAAAAAGAGTTGCGTATGCTAGGCGTACTTGATTATAAAACCCCTACGGTGGAAAATGATACTCCACCCATTTGGGTAAGAGACGATGTAACCTTTGATGATGAAGGTGAACCAAACTTTTAGGAGAGTCAAGATGATAAATCGTGATCAGTTTATGAAGATGTATGACGAGTATGGAGAGTGTATGACTAAGTTAAAGAGAGTGCAGAAAGAGAATGAGAAGCTACGAGAGAGCTACGAGATTCTTAAACGTGA